CTCCATATCAAGCAAATCAAGAAGTTTCGTTTCGCATTCCACGCAGACATCATAATCCGAGTGGATTACTTTTAATTCCAACTGGCTTTCTTTCAAATGCCCTCCCGACAGAGGCGTCACAGTATAAACAACACTTATGTTTTTTAGATCCACCGTAAAAACCGGATAAATCTTTCCTTTTAAATCCGGAATATGCATCTCTATATATTTTTTGATAGCTGTTTTCATCCTTAGCCTCCTAAAATTTTTTCAATTCTATCCCGGTTAAATAATTGCGCATACAAAAGAAATGGCTGTGCTCTTTGCCCCACCGTGTGATAATATCCTCTTCGTCTGCTGCTCTTGATCTGATATATCCAAGGGGTTTTTCTTCCGTTTCCATCCTTCGCATAGATTCCGGTTCCATTGTGAACGTAAGGAGCGTATTCTTCATTACTCCCAATACGTCCAACAATTTCAGTCTCTGTTACTTCTGTTTCACTCGTGATTGATGCCCGCAATACACCTTCGTCTACTGGACAATCCATTTTGGCTTGGTTCTCAACAAGCAGGCATGCTTTTTCCACCCGCTTTTCCATATCAAGCACAATAGAGATTGTTGCATCTTCCAAGCTTCTGATAAATTCCTCATTGTCAGGCATCATTCCACCACCTTCAAAAGCAAACTCGTAAGTCTTCCCTCTGTATTGCAGCTTGTAATTTCGTATACAACATCATCTCTTACAAGCCTGTATTCATCTGCTCTTATTTTTTTACAATGAGTTAGCCCAGAATGAGTAGATTGTAGATATTTTTCCGATGCTGTCACTCGCATGTCATTTTTTTTGTAAACAGCTACTTGTATTTTCCTAATGTTCTTCCACATCGGTTTCCCCGCACCCGATTCTGTTTGAGCAGGGATGTTTTGTTGTAATGTGTACTCTTTCATGTCTCTATTAATAGACATTGCATCACCTCGGCAATCTTCTGTGTCTTCGGATAATACGTTTTGCCCTATCCGGCAATTCATCCGTGTAAGTTGTGCTACCCCCGGAACTCTGTGATTCAGATACGATACCTTCTGTGCCATCACGGTTATATCGTATCAATACCAACTCTTTCACAACAGAACTGCATTCCTGTGGGATCTCCTCATCCGCTTTATAATTAAGCATTGCTCGTAACTCATCCATGCTATCTTGTATCATGTCCCGCAGCAATAACTCGTCCGTTATTCCTTTTCTAAGTAATAAACTTTCCAAAATCTGTTCTTCCATCTTAATCACCATCACAAAAGAGGGAATAAATCCCTCTTAATTAACCCGCTACTTCTTTTGTGTTCACCGGGGTTTTTGTGTCGTTTGTAATTTTCACGTTAATTGGTTCAACATCTGCTGCTGTTCCAACTTCGAAGTACAATGCTGCGCTTGCATCATCACGGAGTACCTTATCACCATAAACACAAAGACCGCGGATACCGTCTGCGAATTTACTCTGTAAACGCATCGCTTCCATCTCGTTGATCTGCTTCGCCGCACCAATTGCGGATTTGTGATTCGCAATCACGACATTGGCTGGAAGCTCTTCCGAACACATAACCTGCATTCCATTGATTCTCTGCCCTTCCACTACACCGTTTTCTAATACTTTCGGATCATCTGTAAATCTCTTATCTTTCGACAACAGCCCGAGATAATCTGCATTTACTGTTACAAAACGGTTGACTTTTGGAACCTTCTTCTTAGAAAGTATTGTTCCTAAATCAACAATATAATCGTATGCATTCGCTGGTGTTACTTTCTTCTTCGAAGAAGAACTACCAATCAAAAGTTTAGTTCCTGCCAAAAGTGCAGCAAAGAAATCTTTGTCATACGTCTCAGCCAATACTGCAGAATGTTCTTTAGTTGTGGCTGTCATCACATCCGCTTTCAGCTGTACTTTATCCACATCATCCAATGCAAAAGCAAAATACTTTTTCTTGTCAAAATTCATTTCCACAGGAGTTGTGTCGATGTCATCCCAATCAACAGAACCTTCGTAATCTTTCAGTGTTCCACCTGCGATACGGTTAAAAATAACCTTACTTCCTTTAATTTCTGCTGGTTGTGTTGCTAATACATCCGCAATTGATACGGAATGGAAGTTCGCAAGAAGAGCGCCTTCCCATAATGTTGGTTTAAAATTGTCTACTGCCATATTTTTTCATCCTCTCTTTTTTATTGTTTTGCCATCGCTTCAAATTGTGCCGCAACCTCTTCCGCAGTCATGTTATCCGCATTGTTGACAAGTGTATCAAATGTAGTAATTGCTGGCTTTCCATCCGGGTTTGACGGGCTCCTTCCTGCTATTGTCGGACCAAATAGATCTTCATAACTTTCCTTTAGGCCTTTTACTTGCTCGTCCAATCCTGATACTGTGCCATCATCCGATACGATCAGTTTCTCACGGTCAAACTTTCCAGCGAGAAGATCTGCATGTTTCGCATTGTTCACCGAAAGAACCTTGCTGATTGCAGCATCGATACGCATCCCTTTAATTTCTTTGTCGTGATCCGCCTTCAATTGTTTGATTGTTCCTTCGTGTGCTTTGATCGTCTTCTGAAGTTCTTCGTTATCAGCATTGTTATTTTTCAAATCACCGATTGTTTGATTTGCTGTGTCAAGCTCTTTCACCTTCCCGTTGTACTGCTCCTTCGGGACAATATGCTTCGGCGCTTCTTCATTGATTTTTTTCATTGCCGCCTCAACATCCAACTTTCCGTCATCTCCGTACACTGCATTTGATAAAATTTTCTGTAACCATTCCATTTTCTTTACCTCCATAGATTTTTATACCGGCTCTCCCGGTACTGGGATGTATCGTTGTTCTTTATACCCTGCAACCTTTAAAAAAGGGTATAAAAAGAACACCTACCATTTCTGATAGATGCTCCTGTTTCCCTCTCCTGCTAATTACTTACTCATCTTCCCAAAATTCATCATCTAACTCTTCGGAATCTTCGTCAAGAATAATCTCTATATCTTCCGGTAACAATTCAATATCTAGGTCATCTGGCATTTCACTGATTTTTACTTTTTTACTCTTCAGTATTTTCTTCATATAATTCGAATCCATAATCAATCCCATACCTTTCCGCAAATGTCTTATTTACTTCGTCCTTGAACATTACATGTCTTTCGACTTTTGTGATTTTACCCTCATTATACATTTTTTGATATTTTTTCCGCAAGTCCTTTTTTATCTGCTCGTATATCTCTTTCATTTTTTCTGATGATTTTATTTCCTCGGGCCATTCTTTTGGTTTTTTGATGTAGTACGAACCATTTATTGTTGATACTCGTAGTTCAGAAATCGGCATTCTCTTTAAAAATTTCAAATCGGTAAACGAAAATGAACCTGCAGAAGGGTGATTATGTGTTACAACCGCATTCTTCAATTTGAAATAGTCTAGTGGAGAAATGCTTACGCTGTCCACTTTTCCTCGTTTTGAAGACAGAAATTTCCCTTTCGAATCATATATTTCCATTGTTTCATAGTCTCTTTCACTTATTGTCTGTTCTGATTTCATCAATTCTTTCTTTGCTTCTTTTGACCATTTATCAGTGGAATCTTCCAGCCTTCCTTCGTTCCTTTTCTGTTTTTCGATCTCCTTGTCGTCTGTAACCGGAAGCACTGTACATCTGCAGTTTGCATGCAATGGAATATGAGGACATTTATCAATTTGATATATTTTGCCATGATAACCGCCACACGTGTCACAGGTCCTTTCATCAACTGCTGCCCAAACTTGTACGTATCGAACACCCGAATCCTTATATCTTTGCTGTGCCGCATCATTCAAGTAATGCATAGTTTCTGTTCGCACAAGTCTGTGACACTCATTAAATCCTTGTCCCATGCGATTATGCAGCATAACGGCTATTTCTGTAACAGTTTTCCCTTGCTGCAATCCAATAAGCAATAGATCATTCAAACTCACTGCGAGCTTCTTCTGATTCTTCCATAAGCGTCCTGAAAAGGTATCTCCTCTCCACGGAGTATTTAGCAATTTCTCCATCAGTTTCTTGTTTGGTATTGCGAAATCCACCGTTCCCATGTTTTCAGCTGTATTCCTATATACCTGGCGAAATCCTTCTTCCATATTTTTCTTGGTAGATTCCTCTGCAGCGTTTCCAAGCTTTTCTATAATTTTTTCAAACTTTCGGTTTAACTCCGCTAGTCTGTTCTGCTTATGCATTTCAGATAGAGAAAGAACTCCATCTTTACTGTGCTTTTCTGCCAGTCGATAGAGTTCGTCTTTCACAT